ACTATCAATTGCTTCTTTTAAATAACCCCTATCAACTGAGTAAGGTATTATTATTGTTACTAACGGTTGTAACATAATAACCAAACTTTAGGAGTTAATTCTTCTCTGTGTGTGTTATTCCAATCTTTAAACCTACTATCGAAATCTTCTAACTGTAATTTAAATGTATGGTATTGATCCACTTCAATATCTATTCCGGTTAAGATAATAACATTCTTTTGTGCTATCTTCTTAATGTTGGTTATTGCCTTATCAAAATCTAAACAATTATCTAGAACCGCCATACAACAAACAGTATCAACTTCAATTCCTTCAATAGTTTCAATGTTGCCCTTTAATGTTGGCACTAATTTAATTGGGAAAGCATCTAAACCGATATACTCAATATGTTCAGGTATTTGAGTCTTTAAGAATTGTGATCCGCATCCAACATCTAAAATACTTTCACCGTAACCGCACTTCATCAAATGCAGTTTATAATCTCTCAATACATTCGGAGCAGTTCTATTATCGTCTGTATGTTGTCTTTGCCCTTGTCTTTCTCTAAGGTTCTCTGTTGCCTTTACCCAATCTTTTTTAAGTACTTTCATTTTATTAATTCTAATATTCGTTTACCCGTTGATTCAATTGAATGATTGTTTCTAAAATCTAACTCAGTTAAATCTTGTATCGTTTCTGTGTTAAATTCTTTAAGCAAATGTAAAATTTCTGTGAATTCATCTTTAGTGTTTGCAATCTGAAATGGTGTTAAACCGTAAGCATTATGATAAACACCCATATTTAGATCGTTAGTAATTACCAAACATCCTAAACTTGTGGCTTCAAAAGCAGTAACCCCGAAACAACCGTATGGCTTTCCGTTTAATTCAGGTTTAAATAACTCAACATATATATGACATTCAGCAATTCTTTTAAGGTTTTCAGAATGTGGAATTATATTAGTGTCTATTCTTATCTCAAAATCGTTTTTAAATGGTTCTAACATACTTTTAATCTCATCAGTACCTTTGACTTCACTATTACTTGGATAGTGTCCTACGATTAACTTTCCACCTTTTCGCTTTTCAGTTGGTTCTAAATCTGTGTGCGGTGCTAAATAGTGTGTAGGTTTGTCGCATAGGTTAATAAATTCAGTTTGATCTGTAATTACAACATCAGCATCTTTGAATAGTTGATTAAATTTGTCAGGTTCTGCTCTGTATCTGCTGCCTGAATGATAAACTACTAACTTTCTTTTGAAATTACCAATATTCACTAGGTTTAAAATAGTAGGACAACTGTGAAATATCTGAATGATATCAAATTTATTAACCATTGATATTATTTCCTCTCTAGTTATAACCTCGCTTTGTGATTCGTATCCAAATGGATGAGGATTTAAAACGTAATCAAAACAATCAACACCAATTGAACGTAAAGCATTCGCATTGTTGTGCGACATATTAGCATAGTCATTACTCGCTAGATTAAGCACTCTATAATTATCCACCATATAATAACACTTAAAAATAATATTGTTAATTTAATTGACATTGTATTTATTATTTAACAACATACAAGTACAAGATCGTGATGACTTAGTTACTCCGTTTATCATAATACTTGATGTTTGATTCTCGCTCCATTGATACATCGTTGCAGTATTTGTGAACGAACCTTGATTGGATGTTATGCGAATACTGTCGCCAGTTTTAACGTCATAACCTTCTTGGCTATCTACTTCCTTACCATTTATAAAACACCTCATATAAGGAATATCTTTACCACTTATTTTAAATGATGCAGTATAATGGTTAATTACTTTGTCTGTTGTTGTTGGTTTAATGTCTTGTTTCTGACAACCAAAAAATAATGCTGATAATATAAATAGTTTTTTCATGTCGCAAATATAGTAAATTAATAATCAGCCACAACATAACGACCTGAATATTTATCTTTAGTTGTAAAGTAATATCTTATTCCATCGATTGCATGATTCCAGTTATCGATAGGTCTATTAAGTTTTCTACCATCTTTATCAACTGCCCACTTATAACGATCTAACTCTTTAATTAAATTAATACTTCTTTTAGTTACTGAGAATTTAACACCTTGCATCTTCTGAATACCATTCATAATCGAGTCGCTTCCTTTCTCAGCACCTTGCACCCTCATCCCTAAGTTCTTCAATTCCTGAATACTTTTAGGTTCTGAACTATCAAAGAAAGTATAAACATTGTTGTCTAAGTTCAAAGATTTAAACGTGTTCCATATCTGTGGATTTGTCAAGTCTGTTTGGTATAATACTTCATCAAAGATATAACCACCGTTATAAGTGTAAATGTCTGTTAATGTTGTTGGATCGTTAGTGTAACCAAAATCCCCACCTCTACCAACTAAACGAGCATCTTTAGGTATAGAATCGATTTTATCCCAACTTTCAAAAACAACACCTTGTAAAGCACCAACTTGACCCAATCCATAAACTCTCCAAAGATTTGCGTAGTATTCATTTTTGATTGATCCATCTTCATTGTAGCCTTTAGATTTATAACGAAGTATATCGTTTCGTTCGTTAATGTCTAGGAGTTCATTGTCTACAAAAGTTAATTCTAAATAACTTACATCATCATCAGGAAGTACATCTGTATGAATGAAAAATTCACAGTCAGGATTGTAATCGGCATAAACTTGTTTTGCTCTACTTGCTACTTGTCTATAACTTTCAAAGTCGCATTTGTTTACCTCATTAAAATAGGCTACATCAGATCGTAAACCTTTACCAACATCTGACTTATCTAAACCTAAAAACTTAATGAATGAACCGTTAGGAAATCTGTATAAAGTACCAGCTATAAAATTGCGATCATCATATAACCCTGCCAACTTCATAACCTTTACAAAGTCTTTAATAACAGTTAATCGCATCTTAGTTAACTCTGCTGAAATAATTAATATCTCTTTGTCAGGTTTACTGGATGCGTGATTAATCAGAAGGATAAGGATAGATATTGTTTTACCAGCTCCTTGCCCTCCTTGAATTACTTTAACACGTTTTTTAAGACTTGCTATCTTCCGTAAACTTGTTGTCTGCTGAATCATCTAATGGATCTAGATTTAAAATACTTACAGAAGTAGTTACTGTTGTTTCGGTTGTTTCTTTTAAGTTGTTTAATCGTTGCGTGATGCTTGGATTGTACTGTCCTACCATTCCACCTTCTATTTGATCTCTCCTGATTTTATTCTTTATACGTGAACAGACACCTAAAAAGTCAGTATATGCTTCATTTAAATTAGTGAAATATTGCTCTACATCTCCTATATTTTCATCCCAACAAAAGTCTTTAAATCCCTCAAAAGTTAATGGTGTTTTTAAAGGTGTTTCAACTCTTTCTCCATCTTTACCAACATACTCAACTTTAAATCTTGGTATAATAGATTTAACATACTTTTCAAATAAAGCAGTCATTTCTTCTGGAGTTTCCACGTTTCGAGGTCTTCCCATCTTAGCCATTAATCAATTCAATTAAAAGTTTTCTACTTGCATTGTGTGGAATAGCGATTGCACGTTCCTTTAACAATGCCTTTAATTGTTTTACATTATAACTATCAACTGGATTTGAAGCATAAACTATCTCAGTTTTTAACACCTCTTTAACCTCTTTAGTTTCGTAATAGTTAATGAAGTTACGAATAATATTACAAGCTAAAATAAAACAGTTAGAACAGTTTAAAGATAGCACCTTTCCAGTGATCGCTTGGTAGATTGTCTGTAAATGGATTCGTTCATCCTTATCCCATTTTACATAGTTAGAAAGTATCTTATCTCTAAGTACTTCTAGTGATTGTTTGCCTTGAATATTTAATTCCATATCTTATCGTAAATTGTAGCTAATATAAAAGTAGCTAATGAATAAATAATATTTTCTTGTGTAAAGAATAAAGTAATAATCGAAGTCCAAAACGTGAAACAAGGAAAACAATCTATTAACTTTATACTTTTAAATTGATCTAACTTTAGTATAGATTTTAATCTGTAAGATAGTGATAATTCTCTTAATAAAACTAAACTAGTAAAAAATGATATTATAATTGTGTTCATAAATTCAAAATTATTTTCTTATTCTTCATTGCTTCAATAACGGTCTTAAAGTCGTATCTTATAAAAGCCAGTTCAACATAGTTAGGAAACGTAACGATTCTATAACCTACTTTAATAGTCGGCAATGGACTAATCAAAACACCGTCAACAAAAACTGCATCGGGTATGTGCTTCTTAACTTTAACCTCTAATTGTAACATAATATTTCATAAATATAATCATATTTTTCACATCTAATATCATGGTAGACTATTAATTCAATCCATTGGAATACTTCAACTGTCATTTTTTAGTCTTAAAGTTACTATAATTGTTCACAATATAGATGACAAACTCTCGCATAAATACACTATCCTTTTCGCTTCTGTACCATTCTTTCGCAACTTTATGAAGGTCTGATAATGTACCATGCTTAGTAACTATATTTTTTCTATTTGGTAGGTCTAGTATCGGTTGTATTAACATTGCTTAGTTTCTTTCAACCACAAATCAATAACTACTTTTGACTTTTCTAAATCTGTTATAAACTCCCCTTTTTTTTCAGCTCGTTCTAAACGTTTAACGATGTCAAATAGGTAACTGTTCCATCCTCTTTCTTCTGCAACCTTATAAAGTGTTCCGTTGTCGTTATTGTAATGCTTTGGTATGTTCATATCATTTCCTTTTATATCTAATGTAGATGTACTCCAATAGTCAATTGCACCTACCTTATTGAATGTATCTCCTACTAAAACGAATCCTTTTGTAATATGCTTATCCATATAAGTTACTTGTATAATCAACTCAGTAGTTTTTGATTTCGCTATTATGTTTTGCTTACTTTCCATGCCTCCAACTGATTAAAATATCTAGTTACTCCGTCTTTCTCGAATCCTCTACCTTTCAAATTTATCTCAACTTCTACTAATTGATTGATTTGAATATCATCTAATAAACTACAATTAGCTTGCACACATTGGATAAGTATATCTTGTGGGTACTTATCTTCGTTCGTTGTAACTACAAATTCTCGTTTTGCAAATTTATCGCTTACTTGTTCTGTTGGTTTAACAACTTTAATTTGACCAATAATCTTCATAACTTTTTAGTTTAATTTTTTGTAAATATAACTATTTTTTTGAATTCATCAAGTGATCTAACTAAATAATATTCAAAGCCTAAATTGTTTACTTCTAACTCAAATCTTTTTTGTATGTCGCTTTGTTTTCCTATTGGTGTTTTAACCTCAAAAAATAGTGTTTTTCCACCAGGTAAATAAATATTAAAATCTGAGTGTCCTGGTTTCATTCCAGTTGCTTTTTTTCTCATCTGTTCTTTAGCATCTTTACTATCATTTGGTATTGAAGCAAACAAGCCCAAACCTTTAATAGTGTAATTGTTGTTAAACCAAATGTACATTTCTTGTTGAATTTTTGCTTCAGTACTTGTGCCACCCATTTTTATATCCTTTGTATTTTCCATAATCTATAAAATCTTGTTCTGTTTTTAATTGATGTTTTATCCAATTTTTATTATAACCTTTTGCTCTTGCATATAATTCTAATTCTTCAAATGTTGCATCTGCTAAAAAATCTAAACTTTGCCATTTATTCATCTGTTGTAATTTAATTATGATTTCTTCTTCTTCTTCCTCTTTTGTTTTCTTAAATTCAAAGCCACATTTTTTACAATTTTTAGCAGTATTTGAATTTATAAAATAACATTTAGGACATTCTTTTATTGGTGATGCATCTTCTTTATATTCCTTTTTAGATAAACTCCACATTCTAGGAGATTCCCAATAGTTATGTGTTTTAAT